AGTTCAATCTCATTAAATATTGATGATGTTGAAGATATGATTAATCAATTACAGCTTTTAATTTTAACAAAAAGATTTAAAAAATGAAAGACTTAACTAACATACCAGAACGATTCCATATTTTATTTAGCTCAGATTGGAATAAAGGAAACGAATCAGAAATGACTTCAATGAGCAAGAGTGATATGAACAACTTATACCTTGAATACAATAGATGGGTTATTCAACGAGCATTAGCTTCAAAGATAGTTCAAGAAGAAGAAGTTATTATGGGGTTTGTAAAGGATTGAAACTTTTTACAACTTTGATATATTTATATATATGGGAAAATTAATTACAAAAAAGATAGTTGAAGTTAAGTTAATGAAAGTTGAAAAATCATTTAGGAACGATATTCAACCAAAGTATTATTATAACTTTTTATTAGAAGGTATTGAAGACCCATTAGTAGTTGAAGTTAGTAAAGTCTTAGAACCAGGATTGGTTGGTTGTAAATTAAAATATATACTCAACGAGAACTTTGAAGTATCAGAGTTTGAAATTATTTAGACTAGGGGTTGTAGGGTTTTGATTCTGATTGTGCTCACATTATTTATTACCTTTTTTTTTACCTACAATCCCTTTTTTTAATCTATGGAACAAGAAATAAGTCCTTTGTTAGAATCAGTTGTTCGGGATAATCCAACATATCCTTTTCCAATACAAACTATTAGGTTTGAGTTACTTGAATTACTCACCAATCAATTAGAATTACAATACTTTGTAATCCAAGCAGATAGGAAACTTAAACGCGACCATCACAAAATATTTGCAAACATCTTTTTAACCACCATTCAATTGATATTTGAACACGATAAAGGTGAGATTGAGGATTTACCTTATGACCTTTATCAAAGTCGTATAGAGCGTCTTACATCACTTTTGGAGAATATGAAAATAACTAGAATACCGAAAGATAGTCCCGATGGAGAAATGTTATTTGCAATGAAATAATTTTTTATTGTTGCTCTTGATTCTTTTGTTGCTTTTGATATATTTATATATATAAAAACAAAGACAATGAGCATATTAAGAATCAGCGGGAATACACTCGTAACAACAGAATGGGATGTAGAAGAAATTTTATCCACAAATAAGAATAGAAACACTAAAGAAGAACTTGAAAGAGCTAATTGGTATGACTTCAATGAGAAGCAACGAGTTAGAGAATTTTACGAGAGTTCATATCTAAACCTTGAATATTCAAAATCATTATAAATAAAAAAAAAGTATTATCTTTGCATCTCACAATTAAAATATATAAGTTATGAAAAAGACAATTAAAAAAGTTAAGAATTACGATTTCGGTGGTTTCCCTGGTGGTGAAAGGGTAATAAGAGATACTTGGTTCGTAAGGGTATGGGACGAATATGGTGATTTAGTTTTGACGACTATCGGTGGCTTTACAAAAGAAGAAGCGATTAAAACAAAAAATAATATTAAGTGTTATTAAAAAAAAAACATTCAATTAAAAAAAAAAGTATTATGGCACAAGACACACAAAAAACGATTGTAACTCAATCACAACTCAAGTTCGTTCAGGACTACGCAAGACAAATTAACTTAAACTTAACTCTCAAGGAGACAGTAGGTATTACCAATGTATTAGTTGATTATTGTTTAAATGGTTATTCAAAAGATATCGGAGAGAGATTGGACTCCATTGATAAATTTATCAAGTCAAGATTTGAAGAATAATGGAAGAAGCAATAATAGAAGAATGGAGACCAGTACCTTACTTCCCAAATTATGAATGCAGCAACACAGGATTAATTAGAAGAGTATTAAATAAAAGAATCATAAAGCTCAGAATAGCGGAAACCGCAAGACATTATCTAGTTGCTTGTATATATTACAACAAGAAGAAGTATACCAAGTATATTGCAAGAATGGTATATGACTCATTCAATGAATGTATATGTGATAAAACGATTGACCACATAGATAGAAACCCATTGAATAATAACATATCAAACTTAAGATGTGTTAGTCATAAGGAGAATTCTCAAAACCGAGATAATTATAATATTAGAAATAAAAAATATAATTTAACAGATGATAACAAAAAAACTATCATTAATAAATTAAAATCAGGTGAGTTAACAACTTGGGGTGTAATGAAAGAATATGGTATCCCAACAAATTATATTCGCATGATTGTTAAACGAGGTTCTTGGGATAAATTTTTGGATGGACAGTAAAGAATATAATGAGTTAAGAAAGATAGCGAATAAGATTTGTAAAGGTGATGATAATATAAATGACTTATTTCATGATGTATTACTTCAACTAAAAACTAATAAGGTTTATAATGCTTTGGATGAAAAGTCCAAAGTATTTTTTTTTATAAGAACTATTAGCAATCAATACTATTCAAACAATTCATCATATCATAAAACATATAGGAAATATTCCTTCCAAGACATTCCAATCAACTATGAGAATAAAGACCAAGAGTATAACGAATTACCCACCATAGATTGGATTACAGAGACTTTAGATAATGAGTTGAAGGTAAACCCTATCTTTTGGTATAATCACGGAATATACACCCTATATTTGGAACACAAGAAGTTAGAACAACTACACCGATTAACAAAGATACCAAAGTACTCATTAAGAATCACTTTAAAAGAAATGAAGGAATGGTTAAATTATAAATGGATTCAATATAAAAATTATGAAAATTAAAATAGAAGATACTAGTAAAGTAAAAGAGGAATTGGAGTTTGTCCCAATTGATACTCCACCATGCAGCACATGCAAAAACAAAAAAGAGGACAATGTTAAGTTCCAAAATTGGACAAAAGATGAAATGGATTTTGCAATGACCATAATTGATAAACACAATTTAACAAGAGAACAAAAACAATGGCTAGTTAATTTAAATAATAGGGTATTAAATGACAGAAAAACACTAGCTTGTGGTAAATGTTTTACCCAAGTTTTAAGGAATCTTAGGAACGCCTACAACAGATTGTATGGTGGTTAATTATAATTAATTAAATAAAGTGGGGGATTAGATATGAACAATTATCTTTTTCCCCATATTTATTTATATATAATCTTCATTAAGTTTAATAATAATTAAATTAAATCATAAAAAAGTAATGAGTAAGTCAAAGTTAAGGGGCGGAGCAAAAGCTCATCGTAAGAGAGTCCAAAAGAGAAACAACAACATAAAACAACAAGAACGAGAGATTGAAAGACTAAGAGAGAAAATCTATTTAGAAGCAAAAGCTCGTTATGAACAACAACAATCAGGTTCAACTGAAGATAATATTATGTCAGATGAAGTTAACTATGATGTAAGAACAGGAAAACAATTTTATTTCAAAGAAATAAATAATGACTAAAGTAAAAACACAAGACAACACATGGAACATTTCATAGCAGATGATGACCTTCCAATAGAACCACCAAGAAAGAAACCTGGTAGACCAGTTGGAAGTCACAAGAAAAGAATGAATGATGCTGAACGAAAAGCATTTATCAACGAATCAATTAGGGTTGTATTAGATGGTCATCTATCTTATACAGACTATGTAGATTTTTGTAAGACAAGAGAATTATCAGCACCCCAAGCAAATGAGTATTGGTTAAAGATATGGGCTGTAATCAAGAAGAAGTTTGAATTGGAGAAAGACAAACTAATTCTTAAACATCTTCAAAAGTATTGGGATGTATATGAACAAGCGAAGAACAACGGAGATATGGGGAATGCAAGACAAACCCTCAATGACATTGCGAAGATGCAAGGATTGAATGAACCAGATAAAGTGCATGTTACAGGGACATCAATTAAATTAAACTTCGGGGAGACAGAATGATAGACATTAGAACGGGTGATTGTTTTGAATTAATTAAAGACCTACCAGATAACTCTGTTGATTTAGTTATCACATCCCCACCATATGCCGATATTGTCAATTATGGTAAAGATATTTCAATTAAGAAACCAAATGAATATTGTGATTGGTTATTACCTCTATTCAACGAGATATACCGAGTTCTAAAACCAAGTGGTAGTTTCATACTTAACATCAACGATAATTGTTCTAAGGGGTTAAGAAACCCATTCATTTACGAATTAATCTATAGAAGTCAAAAGGAAACCAATATGAAGTTCTATGACACATACATCTGGCATAAGATGAATGGTATACCAAATGGGTCAACAAAAAGATTTAGAAACAACACAGAGTTTATATTTCATTTTGTTAAGAACCAGAAGGAGTTGAAGTTCCATATGGATAGAGTATTACAAGAACCAAAAGAAGAAACCCAAAAAAGTATAAAATATCTAACAGGTTCAACTAATAAAACAAAAGAAGGTTATGTATTACCAAATAATAAAAGGGAATTACCTGAACTAGTTAGACCTGATAATGTATTTAGATTCCCGACAGCAGGAGCATCAAGAGACAATCATATTAAACACCCCGCTCCATTCCATAAAGATTTACCAACATATTTCATTAACTTACTAACAGATGAAGGTGATGTTATACTTGATGTATTCAGTGGAATAGGAACCACAGGATTGGGGTGTGAGAATAGAGATTATATTGGGTTTGAGATGAATGAGAAATATGCGGAGTTCAGTAGGAAAAGATTATTAGGTGAAGAATTGGAACAATGGTTAGTATGTCAATATGACATGAATGATAATCTAATTGCCTGTTATAAAAATAGGGATGAAGCATCTAGAGCCACTGGTATTGAGTCAGGTGATATAATGAGAACCTACAACAGAACCAAGTTTGAAAGTAGGGGTGGATTTAAATGGAAACTTGTTAACCCTAGAATTTATCAATATGATATGAATGATAAACTTGTTGGGATTTATCAATATTGGAGTGAGGTATCAAAAAAATATAATGTTGATACTGAAAGTTTAAGGGTTGATGGTGCTATGATAAGATTGAATGGTTATATCAATAAACTTGGTTATAAATGGAAATTAGGTGAAGAATTGGAACAATGGTTAGTATGTCAATATGACATGAATGATAACCTAATAGCATGTTATAAAAATAGGGATGAAGCATCCAAAGCGACTGGTGTAGAGTCAGGTGATATAATGAGAACCTACAACAGAACCAAGTTTGAAATTAGAGGTGGATTCAAATGGAAACTTGAACGAAATGATATTATCAACCAGTATGATTTAGAAGGTAATTTTATTCAAACATTTAATACACTATTAGAGATTGAAAACTACTTTGGAAAACCTTGTGTGAATAACATTAAGAATATCTTAAGGGGATATAAAAGAAACTTTACCCTATGGGATTTTGAATGGAAATTAGAACAAAGATTAAATGATTAAAACAATATCAGTTCAAGGATTTACACCTCATCCAAAACAAAAGGAAATAATAGATGCCTGTTTAGATGAGAATGTTAAATACATTGTTGCCAATTGTGGTAGACAGGTAGGTAAGTCGTTTCTCGGTATTAACATTATATTGAAATGGTTATTAGAAGATAACAATTCAATTGGAATGTGGGTAGCCCCAATCTTCGCTCAATCCAAAAAGGTATTTCAAGAACTAGCATTATCATTAGCAAGTTCAGGTCTTACAAAGTCTGTCAATAAGTCAGATTTAACAATCACATTCATCAATGGGTCAATAATGTATTTTAGGTCAGCTGAGAGAGAAGATAACCTTCGGGGTAATACATTGACTTACCTTGTGGTAGATGAAGCGGCATATATCAAGAATAATGTGTGGAGTGAAGTATTAAGAGCAACCATCTTGGTTAAGGGTAAGAAGGTATTATTCTTATCCACACCCAAAGGAAGGAACTGGTTTTATGAAATGGCAATGAGAGGAGATAGTGAAGAATATCCACAATACAAAACAATTAAAGCATCATCATTTGATTCCCCATATATTAGTGAAGAAGAACTAGTTGATGCAAAGAACTCATTACCTGATGGAATATATCGTCAAGAGATATTAGCTGAGTTCTTGGATGATGGTGGGGAAGTGTTCTCATCATTGGAATTAACCAGTGTGTTAAGTTCATATCCCCCATTTGTATCAAATGAGAAGTATTATGCAGGATTGGATGTTGGTAGAGCAAATGACTACACAGTATTAACCATTCTAAATTCAAATGGTGATGTCGTTAACATCTATAGACAAAGACAAAACTCGTGGAACATCATTGTTTCTGAAGTTGTTAAAGTATTAAAAACCTATAACGCCAGATGTATAATTGAGATTAATGGAGTTGGTGACCCCGTGTATGAACAGATTAAAAAACAATATTCAAATGTGGAACCATTCGTTACAACAAATGACTCAAAACAAAACATCATTGAAGATTTAATTATGACGATGAATGAGGATAAGATTAAGTTACCCTCTAAAGAACTAAATCCTGACCTCTACAAGGAGTTAAGTGCTTTTACATACGAATACTCACCCAAGACAAGAAGAGTTAAATACGGAGCTCCTAATGGATTCCACGATGATATGGTAATGAGTCTAGCAATGGCGAATGAATGTTTAAAAAAGAAAATAAACTACGGGAAGTATGTCGTTAGATAATGTGTATAAAAAAATTAAAAAAGATATTTTAAAGTAGTATGGAGAAACAATATGTTAAATACAAAGGGAAGAGTTACCTAATCAATGAACCAACTATTGAAGATTGGGCAAGGATTATGGTTCTTCAAGAATGGAGTGATGAGAGAGAGTTCTCAACCATATTGTTATCACAGATAACAGGACTATCTCAAGAGGAAATTGAAAACGCTGATTACCAAGAAATTTTAGATGCTGCACAGACCATTTCAAAGTATTTCTTACACGATAGTACAGAGTTTAAAAATGAGTTTGAGTTTAATGATAAGAAGTATAAATTTTTAGATTTACCAAACTTAAAGTTCGGGGAGTTCATTGATATAGATGGATTCTTAACCAAGCCAGTTGTTGAGAAGAAGAAGGAGATGAACTTGCTTATGGCAATGTTATATCGTGAGGTTGATGAGGATGGAAACTATTTACCATATGATTCAAGTAAAGTTCAACTAAGAGCTGAAGAGTTTAAGAAACTACCAGTGAAATATGTGAATGGAGCATCAAGTTTTTTTTTGCGTTTAGGAAAAATATCACAAGGAAATATGACGCTCTCTTTTTGGAGCAGAGTGAAGATGATGATGAAGATGATTTATCTGTCCGTGAAGTTTCTTCTTTTAATAAGTTTTGGGGTTGGTTTGGGACTCTTGTTACACTGGCGAACGAAGATATCACGAAGATTGACGAGATTACTCAATACCCGTTAATATTTGTATTGAACTATTTATCATATAGTAAAGACTTAGGAGACATAAGAACGAGAGAACTACAAAAACAAAAAATGAAATATAAAGTATAGAGTATGGCAAACGCAGTAGGATATTATAATTTTAAAAAGATAGTTGATTTACTTAAACAACTACAAACATATCACGAACAACTTCAAGGTTGGGGTATCGGTGATGTTAATCAATTAATCTATTACACAGAGGAAAGATTAAAGGTTGATAATACCGAACAAAATTATGCACCATATTATCCATTGATGTGGGTTATGCCAGAAGATGCGACAACTGATGGTAGACAAACTGTATATACATTCAACATAATGATTATGGACATTCTTAATACCAAGAACTTTGATGTTGAAACAGATATATGGAGTGATACCTTAGACATTCTAAAAGATGTTATAGCTCAATTAAAATATGCAACAGGAATGGAATGTTATTGTAACTTGGATATTGATTATCCTGTTCAAATGACTCCATTCAGTGAGTCCTTTGATGACTATGTGTCAGGTTGGACTGGCAAAATAAGTTTAAGAGTACCTGATGCGATTGATAGATGTGACGCACCATATGCTACTTTCCCACCATGTGATAATAATTCAGGACAATAATGGCAGAAGAAGTTGTATATACTGAATATCAAAAGGCAATGATAGTATTCGCCAAGAAGTTTCAAGACACACTTAAAGCTTCATTGGTAAAACCATATCCATTTGCACCAG